TGTAGGAAATGTGGCAAGTGACCCATCGCCTCTTAAATATTGCGATGTTGTTCCCGCTCCAACAACTGATATTGTTCCATTGGATGTTAATGGACTATTAGAAACTGAGAATCCCGTAGGCATTGAAAGTCCAACGGATGTCAAACCTGATACATCTGCTGCCCAATATGTATCATAATTAGTATTTGTAAATTTCTTTAACACCTGCCCTGTACTTCCACCAACAGGAACACCTTGACCTGCAGGACCTTGTGGTCCAGCAGCATTAGAAACGTTAACCGTTATATCTTCACTGCTCTCAGTAACTATTACTAAATCATTCTGTACATTTACATCAATGCTCATTCTCTTATGGTTTAGTTACATCATCGTAAACAATAAAATCACCTTCCAAATATGTCTTTACAGTCAAGTCAGCAAAAGTTACCTGCATATCCCAAACGTAATTACCTTTGGCAATATCTACTAACTTGTTAACTGTAATTTGGTTATTACTTACACCTCCAATTGTTGCACCACTTCCATTAGTCAAAGTCAAAGCAAGTACACCCCCGCAACCTTTACGGACTTGAATATAAACTGTTGCACCAAGTAGACTGATTGGTGTAGTATCTGCCAAAAGAGTAAACACCTGCTGCCAAGTGTCATTCCTCCAAATTTGTATATCTAATTTCCCGGGTCTAAAATCTGATGCCATTTCTTTTTCTTTAAATAGATTTATGATGGATAAGTGTAGTCTGTTGGCACTTCACACCTATTCTGCAAGTATGGTAAATCAAGAGCAATTGTCGCACTAACACCTGCAAGATATTCGGGAGTATCTTCCGTAAAAAAGTCAAGCGTTACCGCATCTTGAAGGACAAAATCAAAATCGTTATAGTGCAATTGAGCAATTATGTCTTGAGCAGTCAACAATTGGTCAGATAAAACCTCTTGCTCATTTGATTGTTCAGGAAGTACCCTATCACAAAAAAACAAGGTGAAGTTGATAGTTGAACTCTTGCCATTGATAGATGCACCCGTTAGGTCAAAGAATAAAGCAGGATATACATTATCGGTACCACTCAAACTCAAGAAATCAAAAGCGTTCCCGTAAAACGTTGTCTTGATTTGTTTGTGAGCATTTCCCAAGTTTTCTATCGTTTGCACCAGGTTGTTTAGGGTCATCCTTTTTTATTTTTTCAAGATAAACACGGAGTTTCTCTTGGTTTTTTTTTGTGTATGTTTTATTCGCCACAGCATCGGTTTGTATTACCTTGATATTTTTCTTCAAAATTTTTATATCTATCGCAATCGTAATCACCCAACCATATAGTAGTAGTGTAGGCATCATTGTCAGGTACAATGGTATCAACACCAGTACCTGGGTTTATGTACTCAGGATACTTTGCACTCGCTTGAGATTCTTGCTTTAAGAATTTAATCAACCTTTGTTTGTAAAACTCCGCCCTTGCCGAATACCTATTCGCTACATCTGCCAAATCCGATGCACTCGGTTCAGTTTGATTATCTCCCGTTTTCCTAATAACTCCTTTGTTATAGAACTGGTATGACAATGCCATTGGCAGTTCACTCATAACATAGTAAACCAAACAAGGTGTTATGTAGGTATTTAGCAAAGTTTCTTCATCACAATTCAAATCCCCGCACTCAATCCCATCTTGCAATCTTTCATACAATGCCGTACCCAATGCAGGGAGGATATATGCATCCTGTGCATAAAGGATATCGGGGAATACCAATTTAGGGTCTACGTTAACGTGTAAACCTGTTCTATCCTTTATCGTATCAACTGAAATAAAAAGTATATTTCTGCTCATTATTTTTTCTTTTTAACAACTACATTCCTTCTCCATTCGTGTCTGCAACTTGGTGAATCTCCCCACCAACCACCTCCTCGGTCAAAGACTGAGTAACCAAGTCTTGCACTAAGCATCTCTATACCGCTTCTACTCCAAAGTCTGTCTTCTCTTACCAGTTTCCTGCAAAATGTCCTTGACGGGTGTGCAGCAGTATCTCTTTGAGAACTTGGGACAATAGGTTTCCACTCATAGGAATACTTAACCTCAAAGGTTGTAATCTCCATGTCATCAACCAACTTGCTAAGTGGTTTAGTCAGTTTCCTTTCCTCAATCTTTGAGTCATAACTTACCGCACCTGATTCAACCAAGTAGGTCAACCTGCCTTGTACCACTTCCCTGCTTTTACCTACTGCCTTTGCAATATCATCAATGCTTATCTTCTTGTCCTTATCAATCAAGGCAAGGATTTGCTTATCAAGTGTCTTATCTATCAAAACATCCTCTGCAAACGCATCACGACTGCTAAAAACCGCCTTTGAATGTATGATGTTATAATCTGCCTTTGGTTCGCCAACCTCTCTGAATAAGCCTATAACAGTATCCTCATCCAATGCAGAAAAACTGAAGTCTTCTGTCATTGGGTCATCATCTATCCCAAGCATAGCATTTACCTCATTGTCTGTCATTCCAAGACCTGATTTGAGCATAGTGGTAGCAATCTCTTTGGATATCTTACCTTGAGAAAACTGCCTAATAACCCTCATTAAGTGTTGGTATTGTCTACCGCTTAGGTTCTTTAGATTGTCGTTAACCTCTGCTTGTATTGTTTCAGTTGGTGCATTATCTGCAACTACTGGACCATATTTAGACATATCAATTCCTGCCTTCTCCAATAACCACTCTTTCGGTGCAATCTGCAACAATGCTGCCTCGCTTAACTCAAATCCAATAGGTTCTACTGGGATGATGCTAATTTCAGAAGTCGCACCTTTGAGGACCGCCAACTGATTGAATATAGATTCAAGGAATTGTTGTTTATCGTTTACATAGGTATTCTTGAAAATCTCATAAGAATCTCTCATCTGAGTTCTGCTTCCCAACTGCCCTGGTTCTGCAATACCAAAAAGACTTGGTGAGGTAATCTGATGACCTGCAAACAAGTTGTTTTGTATAATCAAATCAACCCTTGTGAAATCCTCTTTAGTGATATCACTTGCCCCCAAGTCCTCAATGATTGGTTTTCGTGCAGGGTCAGTGGTAAAGGATAAGATAAATTTCTTTCCATCACTACCGCTAAACCTATCTGTAAATCTCCTTTCAATGTTACGCTTCTCATCGGGTGAAGGTTCACCATTTGGAAGGGTAATAAGTTTGGATGCAGAGAATCCCGTTTGGGCATTGCCAAGAACGTGTCTGCTGACTTCTATATCAGATTCAATATAGTTCAATGCACCCATGTAACCTGGAAGAGCATAAGTGTCCAAACCTGGTCTATATTCTTTTATGTAAAGTATCTGCTTACCTTGTCTGACCTTCGTATTGAATGCCATCATAGGTATTAACTCATCTTTCCTCTCGTTCCAATCTTTCTTATACCAAAACTGACTATTGTCTGTATTGCTTCTAATCTTAGTATAGTCAATATGCAATACATCAGTCAATTGCCCACCAGTTACGGACCAAATCACCTCAAGGTAAGCACCACCAAAGATTTCAATATCAATAGACACCTTCCTTGTTAAATCTGCAAGAGATTCAAACTGATTAGGTTGAGCAATGAATTGGTCTGCAATCGGGTCTGCTTCATCTGCCTTCCATCCGTTTCCGATAATGTAGTTAACCTTACCCTTTACGATAGCGTTATGCTTTGCACTCTTATTGTAAAGTGCCAAAAGGTAGTTAGGGTAATCATTCTTTTCACCGAATTCAATATACCCCTTACCCCTCTTTTCCCTGTACTCAGGTTGTCTTGCCTCTTGAAAATTTAATATGACTAAATCATTCATCATCTTGTTATGTATGTATTGTCAACCTCATGCTGTGTGTACTCAAAAGTGGTTGATGGTGACAGTTTCATTATTCCCTCTTCAAGCAATCCTGTTGCTTGTGTGTAGTCTATATTGTAAGCACTTGATTGCTGATAGACATAATACAACCATTCGCCAATATTACCCAATCCAAAGTATTTAGGTACTTTAATACTGAACTTGTTGTATCTATCTTTGAAAGTTGATACATCAAGAGCATTTAGCAAAACAAAAGTTACTTCATCCCGTGTGGTCCTATTGACAAAACGGAATAAATAGTTCGGAGTAGTAAGCGTTTGCTTCTCCGTAAGTGTTAGGTAAATGAATTCAGTTTCCCCTTGTGTCAGTTGTATCATTGTATCTAAATAGGCATTCCGTTAACTTTTACCCAAAAAGAAAGGCACCCGAGATTGGATGCCTTTATTCAATTCTAAACCTTCCTATTTACGCAGTAAGACCTGCAATTATCGCACTTGAAACTTCAGGAGCAAGTGCAGGTTCATTGCCTGTGAAGGTCAATGTGTAACCATTCCTATCTCCGAAAGCAGCACCAGTTGCACCATTACCACCAGTCAAGTCAGCACCATTTACCTTACCGAGCAACCAATATTTGTCGTTACCATCTTGTACAACTGCAAGGAGATTGTTTTTTGCAAGAAGCAAAATCTCATTCCTTGTAGATGCTTGAAGTTTATTCAAGATGATTGACAATTCTTGTGCATAGAAAACAGTTCCGTTTTCAACAGAAGCGGTGATGTTTTCGGTAAGTGAAGAGGTTTGCTTAACAAGTTGGTACTTGTAGAAAACCTTTCCTGCTGACTTAGTGATGGCATTGACTACACCTGATGCTTCGGTTATTGCAGTAACATCACCAAACGGAATAAACCATACCGCTTTGATGCCACCTATGGATTCTTTACAATCCAATACATATCCTTGTGTTAATGCACATGCCATATTATAAAAATTTATAATGAAGGCAAGGGATGGAAACCACCCCTCACCTCATTGTTATTTAAACGAAGAACTTAACAATCTCATCAGGGAAAGCAAAGTTTACTCCCATTTTGAATTCTGCTACAAAGCGAACTTGGTCGGCTTCTTTAGCGTAGAAGATTTCAAACCTTTCCTCTTCATTCAGAAGGTCAGTTCCGATGAACAGGTTAGAGATACGCATTGCAACAATCTTACCGCTTCCGTTAAGACCTTGAACTGCGATAACCTTTACGTTTGTACCTGGGAGGTAAAACTCACTGTTTGCCTTACCATCAAACTGGTAGTGATAAAGGTTAGAAGACTTCAACTTCACAGTGTAAGTACGGAAAGTATCCATACCACAGAAGATTGCGATATCATCCTTGTCAACTACTTGGGCAGGGATTGCTTTGTAGATATCATCAAAGATGCTAACAACGTTAGTATCAGTGATAGAAGTCTCAACAACTCCATGATATGCAACGCTATTAGCGTTAACAACAGAAGCACCAGCAGCAGTAATCAAAGTGGTGATACCATCAAACTTGTTCAAGTTTACATCAACACTTGCAGTTGTTCCTCTCCAAATGGTGTTCTCTAATTGCAAAGCAATTTTAGATGCTTTCCTATTAGAATACTCTTCAGAGTAAACCATTGAATCGTAACCGCTTCCAGCAGGAAGTGCTTTCTGCAAATACTTTGCTTCAAGGTCTTTCAAGCACAATGCTTCGTTAACCTTAATTTTACCAACAGTAACAGTC